AATCCATGGTTTAGAATAGATGTCTTTAAACAGTGTAATATCAGGTCTATAATTATCAGTGTGCATTAGAATACCTTCGTTATCTGCTCTAGGTCTTTGTGTAACTGTAAGTTTTTTAGTTGCAACATCAAAATGAAATTGTATAAAACTTCCAAACATTTTTCCGATTAATTCCTGGTAAGAAGCAAAAGCAAAATATGTTGCAAGTCCGCCTGTTGCTCCTGCTCTTAACAAGTATGTGTTAGTATATGCCAGGTTAAAAGGTTCAAAAAGTGTTCCACCTTCGCCGCCTTCTGTACGAGAGCCCACTGTTCTACGAAATAATCTTCTAACGTTGATTATTTCATCAGGTAAAATGTAAGTATTTTGATTTTTTTTCATCGTTAAAAAAGCATAAGATTCTTCAACAGCATTAGACGATCTTTGTCTATATCTATTAATTGATCTTTCAAGTGCTATTTGGTAGTGTTTTGGGTCTAATTCTACGTCAATCATGCCCTCACCTAAATTAGCTTTAACGTATTCAAATACTTGTTGTTGACCTGTTTGTAGTTCTGACATACACATATTTATGGTTTGTGTGTTATCAATAAATATGTATGGAATGCCAAGATTATCAATTTTTAAGCCTGAAAAAGGCAATGACTATAAGTTTTTTGATCGTAACATCAAAGAGATGTTTACGGTGGGTGGAACAGATTTACACTTTCACAAATACTTAGGACCTTACAATCAAAGTGATGAGACTAAAGACGGAGCACCTTCGCCTACGCAACCACTACGAGCTGATAGCAATATTAATGAAACAACAATACAAGACTTGCTATTTTTAGAAAATAGAGATAGAAAATATTCACCAGACATTTATACGGTTAGAGGAATATACAATGTACAAGACATAGACTTTAATTTATCACAATTTGGTATGTTTTTACAAAATGATACTATATTTTTAACTGTACATATGAATGATGTTGTTGAAAGATTGGGCAGAAAACCTATGTCTGGAGATGTACTAGAATTTCCACATATGAAAGAAGATTTTTCTTTAGATGAAACTATACCAATTGCACTTAAAAGATATTATGTTATTGAAGATGTTAACAGAGCGGCAGAAGGATTCTCACCAACATGGTGGCCACATTTATTAAGATTAAAAATGAAAACACTAGTTGACGCACAAGAATTTAGAGATGTTATTGGTGATGCAACTACAACAGGTTCTCTTGCAAGTTATATGAGTACCTATAATAAAGAAAAAGAAATTAGTGATCAAATAGTTGCACAGGCAGAAGCAGATGCACCTAAATCAGGATTTAATTATAAACAATATTATGTTGCTCCAATAGATGAAAAAGGAAATATTAGAACTGATAACGTAAACTCAACTGAAAGAATTTCAGATAAACCAATAAATGCAACAATAGACACACCAGCAAGTTCGCATTATGGGTTCTATTTAGATGGAGACGGCGTTGCACCTAACGGTCATCCAGCTGGTTTTGGAACAGCGTTTCCAAGTAATTACGCTGATGGCGATTATTTCTTAAGAACAGACTTTTTACCAAATAGATTATTCCGTTTTGATGGAACCAGATGGGTTAAGATAGAGGATTCAATTAGATTAACTACAACTAATGATGATACAAGAGCAAATTGGAAAACTAAATTTGTTAATGAATCAAGCACAACTACAATAAATGGATTAACAGTAGAACAAAGACAATCATTAACAAATGCATTAAAACCAAAGGCTGACAATTAATGTTACATTTTTACGACGGACAAATTAGAAAATTTTTAACTCAATTTATAAGAATTTTGAGTAATTTTTCTGTGGAAACAGGAAAAGGTAAAGATGATACTGTAACATTAAGAGCAGTTCCGGTTGTGTATGGAGATCCTACAAGACAAGTTGCAAATATTATAAGACAAAATTCAGAAAATGTATTACAATATGCACCAAGAATTGCCGCTTATGTAAGAGAATTAACATATGATAGAGATAGAATGCAAAATCCTTATCATGTAGAAAAACAACATTTAAAAGAACGTGATGTTTTAGCAGACGGAACATATAGTAATAAATTAGGAGCTGGATATACTGTTGAAAAAGTCATGCCATCTCCGTTTAGATTAGAAGTATCAGCAGATATTTGGACAACTAATACAGATCAAAAATTACAAATAATGGAACAAATTTTATATTTGTTTAACCCAGATTTTGAAATACAAAAAACAGACAATTATATTGATTGGACAAGTTTAAGTTATGTTGAATTAACAGGCACAACATTTAGTTCTAGAACTATTCCTATAGGTGCAGATTCAGAAATTGATGTTGCAACATTACAATTTTCTATGCCAATATGGTTATCACCACCTGTTAAAGTATCAAAATTAGGTGTTATACAAAAAATTATTATGAGTATCTATGATGATGATGGCGGAATTGCAAAAGAATTAATAGATGGGTCTCTAATTTCAAGAAGTTATATAACACCAAACAACTTTGGATTATTGGTATCAGGAAACCAATTAAGATTACTTGGTACAACAGGTACAAGTGTTACATCGGGCGGGGATGGATATTATACAGGTGCAAATGCACCATCAAATTTAGATCCATTTGAAACATTTGGTCCTGCAGTTAATTGGAAAATATTATTAGATCAGTATGGCAAAGTTACAAACGGTACATCTCAAATAAGATTAACACTACCAACAGGAAATGAAATAATTGGTACTATTGCAACTACAACATTAGACGATACAATATTATTGTTTAACATTGATACTGATACTATCCCAACAAATACATTAACGTCGGTTTTAAAAATTATTAATCCTACAACGTTTGCTCCTGGAACACCAGCAAATGGTGATAGATATTTAATTATAGACGAGATAGGTGATTCTACTGCAACAGTACAAAGTTCAACTTGGGGAACATTAATTGCTTCAGTAGGCGATATAATAGAATATAGTTCATCTCAAAGCAAATGGTTAAAAGTATTTGACGCATCACACCCAGATTCAACACAACATTATATTACTAATGTAAACACAGGAATTCAATATCGTTTTAATGGATCAGAATGGGTTAAATCATATGAAGGAATTTATTACGCTGGTAAATGGAGTATTGTACTTGATGGTGGCGGAAATACTGGATATGATGCAAGTTCAGATGCAACAACTCCTTGATTAATTTAAGTTAAATTGTTATAATATAAAATATGGAAAAGAATATTATTTGTTCGGGAGCATTATTCTACGCTACATCGACTAAACGTTTTCTTTTATTACAAAGAACTGATTTTAAAACTAGAGGTATGTGGGGGTTAGTTGGCGGCAGAGCACGTTATACTGAGTCAGCATTTGACGGTTTGAAAAGAGAAATTATAGAAGAAGTCGGAGAAACTCAAAAATTTAAAAAAGTAATTCCTTTAGAATTGTTTACGTCAAACGATCAAAAGTTTTTCTTTAATACATATCTTATTGCAGTTGAAAATGAATTTGTAGCAAAATTAAATAAAGAGCATTCAGGATATTGTTGGTGTAATTTTGAAAGTTGGCCAAAAAATTTACACGCAGGATTAAGAAATACTCTTAATAATAAAGCGATAAAAGGTAAACTTCAAACTATTCTAGACTTAATTGTTTAAATGATAAGAAAAATAGTTATTTTTTTAATGGTACTTTTTATAATTGCTATAATTGTTTTATCTTTTTATGGAAATACTGTTTATTAAAAAGTTTTTTTAAACTGCCAACGTAGCACTTCTGGATTTTTATAGCAATTGTCTTTTACAACTTGTTTGACAGTTCTGGCTCCATCTAATACTAACGTATGATATTTTTCTTTATAACACACTGAGGTTAAAGTATGATTTCCGCTAGTACACGCAACTAATAGGAAAGTTAAGCCAATCACTGTTAATAATATAATAATAAATTTCATTATCCTGCACTAATTTTTACTGTACCAGAATCGTTCCAAAGTTGTCCAGCATTACTTGGATCACTTGTTGGCAAATCAGTTGCCATAATTTTACCTGATTCGTTAACCATTACAGTACCAGCTTGATCTGGAAAATCAATATCTCTTCTTCCAGTAGCATTTCTACCAAATAATCTAACTTTTTTATAACCTTGTGCCTGCAACATTAAAGGTTTGTCTACATGAACAAGTACACCATCGTTTTGTACTATCAACATTGTTTTGTGTTGTCCACCAGTTCTTACAGTAAACTGTAAAGCAGAATCATCACCATTTGCTTTTCTAATTTTACTATCAATACTTGCATAACGCATCATATCACCTGCAGTATTTTTACCTTTAAATTGTATTTTTCCTAATATATCACTTTTTGCTGGATTGTCGGAAAATCTTTCTAATGTAAGTAAAGGACCACTTGCTGATCCATCGTCTATTGTAGAAAGTAATAATGCATTTTCACTAGTGGAACGATTTTTAATTTGTACTTTATGAAATATTTGTTTTTTGTGAAAGTCAGCATCTGTATCCGTTACTGTTTTACCTTCAGTATCGTCATCTTCTACTTTCATTAAACTATATCGTTTTGGCATTATTCCTCCTTAATATATTTTTTACCTGTTAGTTTTTCAATATCTTTAATCATTTCTTCCATATTAACTCTAACAGTTTTACCTGTTATAGTATTTCTTGAGAAATATTCCCATTCACCGTGTTCATTGTGCGGTGAAAGTTTTGTAACGTTTCCTGCTTCATCTCTTACATATACTTCAGCACTTGCTGAGTCATCTTTAGCATAAACGTGAGCATAGTTGGCTACGGTTGACGGGTCAGATACAACTCCCATTGCCACAACACCAGCTACTGTAACACCAGTAGATGATGTTTGTAATCTTGTTGTACTGTTATAATTTAAATCAACAGAACTTGCCGCATTAAAAACAGCCATTGTTTTTGAGCCAGCGGCATTTTGAAATGTTTGTGTGCCTGATCTATAAATTATATTACCAGTACCTGCATCATCAATATAACTGTTGCTACCATCATGATAAATTTGTAGATCAGCACCAGTACCAAACTGTAATTTAACATTATCCGCTATTGTTTTTGTACCTGAAATTGTTTGTGCGTTAGTTGTTAAAACTTGTAATGATGTTGAGGCTCCAGCCGCTGTTCTTTGTATATGTGTTCTAAAAGCATTAACAGTTGTAGATCCCCCTGCAGAACTTGCCGCGTATAATGTTACAGTTGAGCCTGATATATCTGCAGTAAAGGTTAACATATCTGAATTTTTAGATGATGTTTGTGTATTTGATACGTAAGCCGTAGTACCATCAGTTACTACAAATACTTCATGCACTGATGCAGATGTTTCACTTGAATTATATCCTGATACAATATAATGAGCACCTGTGTATGAATCTGATGAAAACGAGTCTAAAGAAGTTGCACTTGACGAAACTGTAACAGCACCTACAACGTTTGTGTTTGTACCTGATGCATCGCTTTCAGAATCACTTAATAAAATTCTATATATTTTTACAACAGTATTTGGTTCGTTTCCTGATGCTCGTAACCTAACATCACTACCACTTATATCTGCTGTTAGTGTTAATAAAGAATTACTTCCTGTAAATGTATCATTGTAAATTGTAATATAAGCACTTGTACCATCATGTGTTACTAAACATTCAATATTTCCTAATTCTGTTTTACTAGAATTATTGCAAGAAATATAATATTTTGCACTTCTATATGATGCTTTTGCCCAAGTATCTAAATTTTCTACTGCAGAATCTACGTCTGAATTTAAAATAGTTGTTATGTTTCCTGTTGTTGCCGCCGAAGTTGAATCACCTAAACTAATTCTAAAAAATTTAATTGAGTTTACATCAGACGATCCAGTACCTCTTAACCTTACTGTACCAGAACTTATGTCTGCTGTATATGTTACGTGATCATTAGACCCGGATCGTACACCACCGCCAGAGGCAACAAATGCAGTTGTATCGTTGTGTACTAATGATATTTGATCAGTAGCAACTTCGTCATTAATTTCGTCTCTTGTTACAGCAAGATAAAATGCAGAATCATATGTACTTGTTGTAAATGTATCTATGTTTACTGCACTAGTAGATATAGAAGTTTTTTCACCGGTTGTTGTGTCACTAGATTCTGATGTTGCTGTTGTTTTTGTTATTGCTACCCAACCACTAGTATCATATCTTTCATACGTACTTGTTGTTGTGTTATATCTAATCATACCAACTGCACCTGTTGATCTTTGTGCAGTAGTACCTGCAGGTAGTTTTAATGATCCAGTTGCACCGGATAAGTCAAGCATTTCTGCTGTTAGTTTAATATTGTTGTGTGTAATATATAAATCATCTGATGTTTGTGCGTTTACTCTGTAAATATTTTTGGCTTCCATTCCTAGTCTTGCAAAGTAAATTACACTATTAGGTAAACATGATGCTCTTAATCTTGCTTTACCTCCTGACACATCTGCTGTAAATGTTGCAAGTGTATTATTACCTGTAATTACAAAACTTTCTGAAATTGTTGCGCCAGTTCCTGCCGCATTTACAGTCATAGTAATCTCAGAATTTTGATATTCAGTACTACCAGAGTTTCCTATGTTTATAAAATATTTTGCTGTTCGATATTTGAATACGTCAAAAGAATCCAATGTTTCCGTAGCAGAATCCATATCACTTTTCTTACTGTAAAGTGTATTATCAAATTCTCCTAATTTTGTTTTAGATCCTAAATCTTGTCTATATAATATTGCAGTAGCAGTTGTACCAGCAGTTGATGCCGCTGTTACTGTTACTGTTGCTGATGAAATTGTTGCCGCAAAAGTAACAAATGCTGTGCTTCTAGAAGATACGTTAGCATAATCGTCAAAGAAAACTGTTGTTCCATTATGAGTCATACTCATTTCTGAAATTTGATAGTCACTCTGTGTTGAATCTTTAATTAATACAATATATTTTGCACCTTGTATATCTGTTTTTGTAAATTGATCTAATGTTGTTGCACTAGAAGTAATTGCTGTGCTTGTTGCTACAATTTTTGAATTTGTATTAGCAACTGTTTCATGATGGTCGCCTAATGCAATTCTATAAATTCTTAAATTTGTATGTGTAGAGCTTTGTGTTGAACCAGATAATTGCAACATATCTCCAGATATTGCCGCAGTAAAATTAACTATGTTTGTACTATCTTCGTTAACGTTGTATACAGAAATATAAGGTGTTGAGCTATTATGTACAATAGAAACTTTTACATGACCAATTAATGAATTGTCATGATCCTCCATTGTGACATCATAAACAGCACCTCTAAATTCTCCTATATCAAATTCATCTATAACTGCTGATGTTGTTGTAAGTTTGTAGTAATTAAATTGTTTTATTGCTGTGTTGTTTCCACCACCGCCACCACCTGATTCTGCAAATGTTAATGCACCTGCACCATCAGTTTGTATTACTTGTCCATTACTTCCGTCTGTTGTTGGAAGTGTATAAGCACCATTTATTGAAGGAGCTGTTAATGTTTTATTTGTTAAAGTTTCTGTTGCAGTTATTAATGATATTGTACCTGTTGCATCAGGTAAAGATATTGTTCTATCATCTGTTGGATTAATAGTTGTTAAAATTGTTTCATGTCCATCAGCAACTGAGCCTTCAAATTCAATATAGTTTCCTGTGTTTAAGAATATTCCTGTAGATTCAATACGTACAGCATTTGTAAGAGTACCGTTCTCCATTAACATAATTTGCATTTTTCCGTCTTCAGTTCCGTTAGTTACATCAAAAATACTAGTGGTTATTCTTCCATATGTAACTTCTTCGTCGGCACTATTTTCACCTAAAAAATTTATTTGACCTAGTTTGTCCGAGTCTGCCGGACTTGAACTGTTTCTTTTTAAGTCTATTTTTGGACTTGCTGAATTACTTGCTTCTGTAGTAGTTAATGTTAATAGAGCACTTGTACCTGTACCAGAAGCTGATAATGTGCCTCCTGTTACTGCGGCCGAGGCTGTTACTGCTGTTGCGTTTACTGTTCCGTTTATGTCTAATGCTGTTGTTGGGGAAGAAGTACCTATTCCTACACGAGAATTCGTGACGTCAAGATAAAGTAGGTTTGTTTCAAAAGCCAGATCGGTACCGTTCCTCGTAAGGTTAGACTTTAGTACTGATCCAGATATACGGCCTATAGCCATATCTAGGTCTCCTTTAATATGTTAGTGTAACAATACATTACACACAGTCTCGTTTACGTTGCCGACTGACAGCAGTATACGTATTTATACGCCACAAAAAAAAGGCGATCCGAAGACCGCCTTTAATTCTACTAAAAAGTATTAATATTTATTAGTTGTTAGTTCTCACTGCACAATTTACCAACCCAATTGATGCTTCAGTTTTGTTTTCTAAAGCTCTTCCAATTACGTTGAATGGACTAATTGTTTCGCCAGTAGCAACTGCTCTTGCAGTTCCTTTAACTGTACTAGAAACAAGTCTTTGTCCTTTTGTAACTGTACCTGTTACTCTAACTGGAGTTCTTCCTGTCATTGCAACAAATGGATGTGAATCACTGTTACCTGCACCTGCGTTCATGGCATATGCTGGTTGAGTTGAAATAACACCAAATACATTTTCTGATAAGTCTGAAGTTACTTCAGTAATTTCAGCGTCACCGCCAACTATTACTACTGCACCTTCTGACATAGGAGCGTCTGCTTCGAAACGCTCGGCAACGTCCGCGTATTGCGCCGATGTTGATCTTGCGTGTACTACGTTTGCTCTAATATCAACTAAATTAGTTTCTGTGCTTGTTGGAACCGCCGTAGCTGATCTCAATGCTGTAAAGGCACCACCTGCGTTACCGTAAGTAGTTGTACCGTCGTCTGCAAATCCTTCATCCCAAACCCAGAATAAATCTTCTTCTGTTGCTGTTGATGTTTCACCTCTGTTTACTTTAAGACCTGAGTAATTTGGCATACCACTATTAGATGATATTCCTCTGTTCACTTCAATTATATTATCTTCAACTGAAAGTGTTGCTGTATTCAACTCAGTTCTTGTACCGTCAACAATTAAGTTACCGTGTACTCTTGTTTCTGCCGCCCCAATTGATAATGCCGCCGCACCACTAATTGTAGTAATTGCAGTTGTAGATGCCACAGTTATATTAGTTGTTCCTGAACTAATCGATGTCTGTGAAAGACCTGCTAGTCCGTCATCAACATATTTTTTGTTAGCAAAGTCACCGTCACTTGAAGGTGCCGCTGTTGCTCCGCCTGTAATAGTATTAGCACTAGCTGATATTACGATATCACCTACCTCTAATCCTGTGTTAACTCTAAAGTTACGTGTTGTCATGGTTCATTCTCCCGCATGATTATTTGTTAAAATAGTTAGTTAAGATATAAAACTGTACTCAATTATATCAAAGATTTTTTTGTCGTAAAAAAAACGCCCTAACAGTAGTATTTACCGTTAGAGCGTTTAAAATTATCTATAAGGTTATATTATACTCTCTATTACGCCGCTAGTGAGTATTGTACCGTAGCCGCTGTTACGCCACCACTTGATACTGCTTTAACTTCAATTGTACCTGAATTATAAACAAATGTAAGTGTTCCTAAATCAGACGATCCAGTGTTTACAACACCGTATACGTTACCAAATGCTGTTGAACCATTATGTGTTACGTTAGCTTTCATACAAGCATATTCAGTATTTGCCGCATCTTGTAATGTAACAAATATTTCTGCCGCTCTGTAAGTGCCACCGTTAAACGTCATAATGTTAGTCGCAGTTGATGTAAAGTTAACTGAACTTGTTTCAGTTCTTGCAACTCCACCTGTTACTAATGCAGTATTGTCAAATCCAACGATAGCAAATATTCTAGCCGCACTGTGCGGAGCAGAAGTAAATGTAATGTTAGTTGAACTTACTGTATAGTTTTCAGTTGGTTCTTGATAAACGTTATCAATAAACACCATTACGTTAGCCACCGCCGCCGGCGCTGAACTAAAAAGTGCGAATGTTGTTGTTGATCCGTCTCCTGTTGCTGATACTTTAGATATTGTAGGTGCCGTTCCACTAGATGTTGCTATTGCAACATATGTAGATCCGTCTGTACAACCTTCATAACCACCAGTTGTTGTATTAAATCTTATAATACCTGTTGCACCTGTTGGTCTTTCGCCTGTTGTACCTACTGGTATTCTCCATGCGTTAGTAGAACCACTACCGTCCAACTCAAAAGTTGGTGCACTAGTGTTAATACCAATTGCATTTGCTGAACCATCTAAAAAGAAAGCGTGTGTGTTGCCATTAGATTCCATTCTAAAGTCAACATCGGCTCCTGATGCTTCATTGAAGACACAAGCCGTTGTCCAACTTGCTCCACCTGTGTTAGTACATAATAGATTTCCAGTTGCAACTGTAATTCCACCTGATTTATCTGCACCTGTGGCAGTTGTTGTTCCAACTACCCACTGGTCTGCTGATTCATCCCAAACTACTGCCGCGTTATTACCTGTAGAACCACGTTCTACGATAACACCTGCATCATTTGTACTAGCTGATATACCATTGTTTAATTCTAAAATATTGTCTGCAATAACTGTGTTAGTAGTAGCAACTGTTGTTGTTGTACCATTAACTGTTAAGTTACCTGTGACTGTTAAATTAGATGTTATTCCACCTGATGTAAAAGATAATCCAGATGCACCCAAAGACATAATTTCAGATCCTGCTATATCAAATCTTATAACATCTTCGTCTGAACTTTCTTCTACTTGAATCTTTGTGTCTTCGTCTGCGTCTTTTACTGTATCACCTGATGCCAAGTTAGCCCAAGCACTGTTTGAATATCCTTCAATAGTTGACAGTGATGAGTTATATCTTAAGTCACCGTGTGCTGGTGAACCAGGTCTTTGTGCTGTTGATCCTGATGCTATTCTTACTGCATCTGTTGCCGAGACGTGTAAAGTAGTTGCAGGACTGGCTGTCCCAACTCCTACTCTAGAATTCGTTACGTCTAAAGCTAATTTGTTTCAAACGCTAAATCAGTACCTGATCTTGCCAGGTTAGCTGAAAGCATCTGTCCTGTTATACGTCCTATTGCCATTTTAATTCCCCTTAATTATCGATAATTGTTTTTGCAAAACTATAGGTATTTATTTGAATGCATGATAATCACGTCGTTAAATACCTTAAGATAATGAAAAACAATTGTGTAACTATCGTTGGAAACTTGCCAATCAGCTTTGATTTACATGAATCCATGCATATAGGCCCTGTAATTGCATCAGCAAACAATAATAAAAGCATTAACTTTGCTTATGCTACTTGTAATTCTGAAACAATTCTTCAAGATATGTTAAATTCTGCTAATTTTCAAGGTACTA